CTAACTCATCGTGTACCTGCACTAAAGGCGTCTCTCCACTCTCGTACATATCGACCATGGCCTGTTTGGTCATGTCAGCTGCAGAAGCTTGGATCAGACGATTCAACGCTTTGTACGTGTAAGCGCGTTTCAGAGAGGCGGTGGACCCGTATTGGGCCTCTGCTTCCTGTCTAGGCAACGCTTTGCGTAACTCAAACCCTCTTGGCTCCCAAAGCTCAAAACGGCATTTACGGCCTTTCAGGGAGCGCACAGCACCATCCCCCGAAGAGCTTTCAACTTTTAAACTTACGCCGTTCATCAGCTCTTTTACAAAGGGAACCCGGGAATGGTATTGCTTGGTCAGCTCCTTCGCTTCCTCTGGCTCGATGTCGAGCTGTGCAGCAAGCTTGTTGACGCCCATCCCGTACATCATGCCTAAATTTATTACCTTGGCCTGCTTGCGTGGAATGTTAGCCATCTCTGAGACCATCGTATGAAAGTCCATGTCAGGGTCATTGCGATAGCCATCCAGAAACTCATCGACTCCCCGCAGCGACGTGCGCTTCCACTCGCCAAAAACGCTGGCATAGTGAACCAAGATCCGTGGCTCCTGTTGACTGAAATCTATTGCCGCCCACTGCTCACCTTCTTCCGGGAGAAACAACGAGCGAATCATTGGACCCAGCTCTGGATCTCTAGCCGGAATCTGTTGGAGGTTGGGGTTGTTCATACTGATCCTACCGCTAACGGTGCCCCCGTCGTCAGAACGGATCTGATTGACGTGCCCATGGATACGACCATCCGGTCCCACGTGCTTCATGATTGAAGTAATAAAAGTTCCTTGGACTTTGTTCAGCTCCCGCGCCTTGACGACTAGCTGGGGGAACTCATGCGGATGCTCGGAAAGAAAGGACTTAGTAAAGGACGGCGCACCTTTGTCTGTCTTGGGGTACTGCAGTCCCAGCGTATCAAATGCTTTAGCCAGTGATGCCGCTGCCCAGATCTCAACGTTAAAGCCAGCAAGACTTTTCACCCTTTTCAGGGTGTCCTTTTCCCGTTTAAGTAATTCCTGTTTGGTCCGCTCAGCGCGGTCCATGTCCACGCGGATACCGCGCCACGTCATGTCGATCAGGCATGGGGTCAACCGAGTCTCCAAATCAAAGACGGTGGAAAGATCCTCCGCTGCCAGCCGAACTTTAAAAAATTTGTACAGGTCCAGTGCCAGCTTGGCGTCTTGTTCCGCATACGATCCAACAAACTGGGCGGGCAACTTCCAAAGTTCAGCCTTCGGATCAACCCCGAAATCTATCGCAGCCTCCGTAAGGGTCCGTTCAGACTTTGCTTCGCCCAGATAATCGAAAGCCAGTGCATTCAGAGAAAAACTAAATCGGTTCTCGTCCAACAGTGAACCCATGATCATGGTGTCTATGATTGGCCCGTTCATCGTGATCCCCATCTGACGCAGCCAACCCGCGTCGTACTGAGCATTGTGCATAATCTTCGGGCAATCGGTTACGAGCTGCTTTCTCAACCAGTTTGTGACAATGCGCTTATCCAGATTTCCGCCGCCCAGATGAGCAATGGGAAGGTATCCCATCCAGCCTTCGACTGCGACAGCTATGCCGACAACCTCACCGTTCCCAGTGGGCCAGCCCGGGCCTTGGGTTTTAAGATCCGGGTCTCGTGTCTCAAGGTCTATCGCAATTTCTTTAGCGTCAGTCAGGTCAGGAAGAGGGTCAGGTGGAACCCACTCCGAGGGAGGGGTAAACAAAGGGAACTGTAATCTACTTATCGTGTTCATTCTCATACTCCATTAAGATTTCGACGTAGTGCCGGACTTTCTTTAAGTCCTCGATTCCCCCTTTCTCACGCCAGCGCGTGATGTATTTAACAATGTTGCCTTCAATGAAAGGCAGCTCGTTTGCCAGAATGTATTCAATGGGTTGAATTTTCTGATTCTTATAGTGTTCGCCTGCAATTTGTTCTTCTAACGATTTCATAATGGGTAACTCCTGTAAAAATTCTCGGGGGATACCGTAAATAAATTCTCTCTGGTGCGTGTCACAGCCACGTAAAAAACACGATGCAACGCATCCGGGTTGGTCTCAAGCGTTTGTTCCGCCGCCACAGTCAGGTCTGTAAACAACACGACGTTATCGGCCTCACCCCCTTTTGCCCCGTGAATCGTGGACAATCGAATGCGAGGAGCTGCATTTAAATCTTCCCCCCGCCGTATCAAGGCGTTGATATACGCCCGGTCTACATCGGGCAGCTTATCCAGTGCTGTCTCCCAGTCCATGTCTAATGTCGCCAGCAAACCAAATTCATTTTTTAAACGCGCAAAGGTAAACATCTCATCGTCATCCGCAAGTATACGCTTATGGCCCCGGGCTACACGCACACCGTTTCCTGTCATGTAGGCATACAATGTTTTTACTGACGTCAGATTGATCGGTTCGTTCTTCTGTAGCTTTTGCCACGCATCCAAAGCGGTGCGAATTTTTAAAGTTAGACTGGGGTGACCGTCCGCCTCAAAAAAGTAACCTTGTTGTTTTAAAAAGTTCCTCACAGGGTTCATAAAGTAACGAGCCTGCGCCAAAACCAACCACGATCCTTCCTCAAACGTTAGGTTTTCAATCGTCTGCACAGTCTCTAACCGACCCATATCCTTTCGTGGCAAATAGGTTTTCGGAAACCGCCGGTTTATTCGCTTGGAAATGCGTTCAGCCAACGAGTGGATGTTCCCCGGGATACGATAGCTCTGCTCCAACACCTCAGAGCCGCCCGGTAAATTAATAAAATGCTCGACGTCCGCCCCGGCCCACTCATAAATCGCTTGGTCATCATCGCCCGCGCAGTACATTCTTTCTGATTTGTCATCGATTACGTGAGCAATCTTCCATTGCAACGGAGATAAGTCTTGAGCTTCATCCAGCATGGATATCTTAAACCGAGGACATACGTTAGGTCCCATCTCAGAGAACAGCTCCAACATGTCAGTGTAGTCGTACAACCCATGAATATTTTTATACTCTGCAACTGCCCTAGCCACGTAATCCACTTCACGCCACGATTGTTCAATACTGGATTGATTATAAAGCTGCTGAAGCGGCATCATCTTTAACCGCGCCAGTGTAATCAACCGCAACACTTCTGATTCTTTTCTTAATGCACTGGACAAGTTTTCATCAACCTCGTCTTGACGAGCTGCAGAAGACACCAGCTCAAAACCAATCCGGGACTCAATCTCCCTGTAATGCTCTGACTGCATAAGCTGCTCTGATTTCAAACCAGTTAGGTGAAAAGCCAGACTGTGCATTGTCCTGAAATACGGTAAATCAGAACGAGGGTCAAGCCCGAACCGCTGACAAGCCCTTTCCTTGGCTTCGTTAGCAGCCTTACGTGTAAACGCAAAAAAAGCCATTTGTTGAGACGGCACCCCGGCTGACAAAGACTTATCCACAATGTCCAACAACGTTGTGGTTTTGCCCGTCCCCGGGGGACCAAATATCCGCATCAAAACGGAACTTCCTCGTCGTTAGTAAACTGAGGCGTCTTAACCGAGGTTTCGCCCACAGCAAAAGCTGGAATGGACCAGACCCGAATGGTCTTACCCTTAACCCTTAACTGCTTGGCTTCCCCGTTTAAATCTCGCAGCCGCTGAGCCAACTGGTGTGATTTATAAACTTTAAAATTCGCCTTAACCAAGTACCCTTCTAAATCTTTTAATCGAAAGTAAGTAATCTCTTCTTCTTCATCCGTCCAAGGCCGCCTAAGAAGAATGTCTTCCTTGTCTTCCCCGCGTTGCATGCCCGTAGTGAATTCTTCCAAATGGTCTACAAACTGACCCGTAATGCTGACGTCCTCTGAGACCTCCACAATGGAGCCTTCTGTGTCTGTCATGTCACTGAGCAGACCGTTAATTCTTTGCTCCCAGACAGCCTTCTGGGCCGTTCTAGGCAGGAAATTTAACTGCTCCACACAAGCCTTCTGAAAAGCCGCCTGATTCATCAAATCATCGGTTGCCAGCTCCAGCGGCTGACCGTTCACATCCAGAAACCAAACTGGTGGAACCGAGTTGTACTTACGAAGGTTAGCGATCTGAATGCCGCTCACTGCAGCATCAATTCCAAACTTACGTGTTCGACACAACTCCGGGTTACAGTACGCATTGATAGGCGCGTCTTTGCACTTGTAAGCGTAATCTTTCTTCTGGAGCTGCTTTGCTACAATATTTACTTCGTTTAGTGGCAGCGGCGGATCAACGTACTGCATGTTATAGTTAAGGATCTCCCCTTCCCATGAATCCGGGTACGCTTTGCGTAAATAAACCCCCAGATTGAACAAACCGTTGTTCCGTGCGCCCTCCCCTATCTTTTCTCGACAAAGAATCTGTAGACAAGGTGGCCCGTCAGGCACGGGCAATGTCTCGTCTTCATCCACTGTCAAAGCCAGCATCTGCTCATGCGTTTGCACATGCGTATCTACCAGCTCAAAAAACTCATCTAACGTGGCTGCAGTCGCATCGTCATTGAATGCGTACCGCAAACCGCCTTCTGCATCGTAGTACGGGGTGTTTAAAAAGTTACCCACATCGCCACGATCTAGGTTCAATGTAATCTGTTTCGGAAATATCTCGCTGCCGCCATAACCTAGCGCAGCGCACAAGTGGGTCAAAACCTCTTGCATGTCTTTGGCAGGCACCCAATCGTCGGTAAACAAAAAGACGTGTGCGCCTCCAGACTTGGAGCGGCAAACCACTAAAGGCAGTTTAAGCTGCCGAATTTTATTAATTAATGCTTTGTGGTCAAAGTTGTACTGGTCTATGTCTATGCAACCCCATTTGCAGGAGTTGTCTTCGTTGATCGGTATGATGCCAATGCTCTGGCCCTCACCAGAAAGATGACCTTGCCACAGTTCCGCAGTCCGGGGTTTCTTAACTACCGTCGCTTTGCCGGTAGACTTCCCGTTGTTCTGTTTTCTTTCAACTTGGTAAGTGCCGTATGCTTGCTCTAACCCGTCGAAAATCCCTGAAAATCGTATATAATCCATAACGCCTCGCTAACAAACGCGGTGATCGGGAGAGCTACCGACCCTCCCGTAACGACTTCACCGGAGCCGTTTGGCTCCTTAAAAAGGAGCGTCATCCTCGTCATCCGCCCCGTCTTGGACGTGTTTAACTACTACATCCCCGGCGGAGATGGACTCAGAGAAAGCCTTTGCTGCACGGTAAATACCGGCGTCACCAACTTCGCTTTCGCGGGTGATGTCCCAGCCGTGCCATGAACCCTTGTCGTTCTTCTCTTGAAGCGTCTTCAAGTTATAAACAAAAGAGAATCGAGGTGGTTGAAACGCCACGCCGTCCTTGTTGTGCATCATCTGTGACGCAACCATAGAGTTCCAACGCCTGCTCTTCTTGAGCTGGGTGGACTTCATTGGTATCAGAGCCGTGTTGTACGTGCCGTCAGGCTCGATAATGACCACGTAGTGCTGATGCGTTTCCTCAATGTAGGAACCGTCTCCGCCCTTCACATAGTCTTTGTTATCGTCTGGGTTGCGCTCCGTTTCCGGGCGGTCATCAGACGGGCTGTACATATTGATCGGCGCACCTGACCCTTGGCCGCGTGGTGACCACTCGATAAACCGGCGTTGATACGCACAAGGAATTACCTGTACGCCTTCTTTGCCGGGATAAACAGCTCCCGTTACGGTGTTGTAAATGTCCCCGGCCTTGGCATCGATTTCACCAGACTGTAACCCCGGGTCCATCGCAGACAAAACTTTAAGAAATGGCAATGCCAAATCTTCTTGGTCCATTTGCATTCCAGCACCAGCGTCGGCCTCAAACATGGACACGTCCATTTCAGCTACCGCTGTCTTTGCTTTCTCTGCAATTTCTTTTTTATCATCGCTCATTTAGTTCCCCTTAATTGTGGCCCGTTGGCCTGTCCATACTCCGAAAAGATCAGCGTCAATCTCTTCACCTTTTTCCAACCGCTCTTTCACCCACGCCAACAGCGTCTGTGCG